GGCGGACATGCAGCGACTCATGGATGGCGGCCTGGCAGACATGGTCTGGACCGATCCTCCCTACAACGTCGACTATCAGGGTACGGCCGGCAAAATTCGCAACGACAAGATGACGCCTCAAAAGTTCGAGGAATTCATGCTTTTGGCCCATCGCATCATGCACGAAACTTTACGGCCGGGCGGCGCCATCTATGTGGCCCATTCCGAAGCCGGTGACGGCATGGTCTTCCGCCGCGCGTTCATGGCCGCTGGGTTCAAGCTGGCCGCATGCCTGATCTGGCGAAAACAATGCGCTGTCCTGGGCCGGGGGGACTATCACTTTCAGCATGAGCCAATCCTCTACGGGTGGAAGCGTGGCGCTGCTCATCGCTGGTACGGCAACAGGAAGCAGCGCACGGTCTTCGAGGCCAATATCCCGGAACTCCAGGAGGTGGAGAACGGGCTCTGGCAACTCTGCCTTGATGGAAAGGTCTACCAGATCAGTGGTGAGGCAATCTGCATCGAGGAGCTTGTGACCAGCGTCATATTCGAGCCGAAGCCCATGAGGTCGGAGTTGCACCCCACGACTAAGCCGGTGGCGCTTGTGGAACGAATGGTCGCAAACTCCAGCCCGCGTGGTGGATGTGTGCTTGATTCGTTCGGTGGATCAGGGACAACTCTTATAGCGTGCGAGCGCATTGGCCGATCTGCCAGGATAATGGAAATCGACCCAAGGTTTACGGATGTGACCATACGCAGATGGCAGGAATACACAGGCGGTATAGCTACGCGTCAATCCGACGGTGCAACATTCGACGACATTTCAGCGGCATGAAAAGATGCGGGCGGTACTAGAGATACCGCCCGCAGTGGTGAGGTACAGGCTAGGCCGATACCAGACACGATTATTTGCCTAGCTCCACGGGTGGCGTGCGTCAAGAGACCCACCCATAAAAAAGCGATAAGCGCAAAGAGGTTTATGTATGGCTGATATTCAAGAGCTAGAATCCCTGCTGGAGCGCAGCAGCGGCACTGACGTGCCCGTATTACTGCGCGCCAAAGAGGAGGCGAAGCGGCTTGTTAAGGCGGACCCATCTGCCGCCAACCTCTCGGCGCTGGATCGCGCATCCAGGATGCTGAAGGAAGCTATGGGCAGTCAAAATAACAATCAGTTTACCGACATCAAGTCCGTCCTCTCCTACCTACAGGAGACGCGGCAAATCAAGCAGGCCAAGCTCTACAAGGACGTGCGCGCCGGGTTTCTCAGGCGGCAAAAGGACGGGACGTTTCGGCGCTCCGACGTGGACCGCTACGCCGCAAGCCTGAAGGCGGTTGCCTTGCCCGAGAGACAGACTGACGACCTGTCCGCATTGGCCAAGCAGGAGCAGGAAGAACGGGTACTGAGCCTGCAGGAAAAGCGCAGGTCCATCGTCTTCGACCGCGAAGTCAAACAGGGCAAGTACGTCCTGCGTGACGAAATCGCCCTGGAGCTTGCTGGCCGCGCGATGGCTTTGTCGGTTGGACTGCGCAGCGCCCTGCAGGTTGCCACGCCAGAACTGGTCCAGGCCGCAGGCGGCGACAAGAACCGTGCGGACGATCTCATGCGCGAAATCGAGAAACACCTGGACGAAGCCCTGAACGAGTTTTCACGGCCTATAAACTTCACCATCGCCATCCCCGGGCACGAAGAACATGTCGAAGAATAGGCGCATATCCGCTCCGCTGCCTGCGTGGCTGCATCCTGAGACAGCCAGGCAGGTCCTGGTCCTGGGCAAGACGTCCTGGGAAGTCAGCATGGGCAAAGGCGAGCGCGCCGTATTCCGGCGGCGGCGACAAATGCGGGTCAGTGCGTGGGCCGAAGGGCACCGCGTGGTGCACAACTCTTCCTTGCCGGGCAAGTGGAAGAACGCGGCCAACCCCTGCCTTGCGGGCATCATGGACGCCTCTTACCATCCTTCCGTGCAAACGGTCGTGATGATGAAGGCCCCGCAGATCGGCGGCACCGAGGCGGTGCACAACTGTGTCGGCTACGCCATCGATCGCGCACCGGGCCCGGCCCTGTACGTTTACCCGGACGAACTGACCGCGCGCGAAAACGCCGTGGACCGCATCATTCCGATGCTCAAGGCCAGCGCCCGGCTGTCCGAGTATTTGACCGGAGCTGCTGACGATCTGTCATCCATGCGCATCAATTTGCGCCACATGCCCCTGCATATGGCCTGGTCCGGATCGCCTGCGCGACTGGGCAACAAACCGATCCGATACCTGATCATGGACGAGCTGGACAAATACCAGTCCAGCAAGCGCGAAGCCTCCTCCGAGGACCTCGCTGAAAAGCGCGTCACGACCTGGAGGCGCAAGGCGCGAATCTGGAAGCTGTCCACCCCTACCCTCAAGAACGTCGGCATCCACGCCGCATGGCTCGCAGCTGAGGCAAGATACCGCTATCACGTGGTCTGCCCATATTGCGGGTCCGAACTGCTGATGGAGTTTGACCGCATCAAATGGCCGGACGCCGTGACCGACCCGGTCAAGATGGAATCGGGTGCCCTGGCATGGTACGAGTGCCAGCATTGCGACGCCCAGTGGTCAGACGCGGACAGGGACATGGCGGTGCGGCGTGGCGTGTGGCGCGAGGATGCCACCGGGGCGGAGCTCGAAAACCACCTGCGGGACGCTTCGCCCATGGCCATCGCTTTCCACATCCCCGCGTGGATCTCTCCGTTTTCCAGCCTGTCGAAAGTTGCGTCCAAGGCCCTTGCCTACCAGCAGAGCAAGGACGAATCGATTGCCAAGGATCTGCAGAACAACTTCAAGGGCGAACCCTGGGAAGAACGTCATTCGGTCCGTGAGGAAGATTCAATTTTGGCGCTCAAGGACGACCGGCCCAGAGGCCTCGTTCCCGGCGGGGGACAGGTGGCCGCGCTGGTGGCCACGGTCGACACCCAGGACGACGGCTTTTTTTACGAGATCCGCGCCCAGGGCTGGGGCATCGCGGAAGAAACGTGGTCCGTGCGCGAAGGGTTCCTCCCCGTTGATTGGGAGGTGAAGACAAGACCGCAAGGAACAGAGTGCCCTTGGCGCTATCACCCGGCGTTCGACTCGCTCAGGCGCGTGTTGTGGGAAGAGGCGTACACCGACGAAGACGGCGTGATCTACCCGGTGCAACTGACGATCATCGACGCCATGGGCCACTACACGACGGAGGTCTATGATTTCTGTTCGGCCCACCGCGGGCTCATTCTGCCCTACCAGGGTGTGCAGCGGATGAACGTCAAGTATGCCTACTCGCCGATCCTGCGCTACCCCGGCACGAACAAGCCGTTTCCGGGAGGTCTCAAGCTCCTGCGTGGGCATACGACGTTCTGGAAGGACAAGCTGTCCACGCGCCTGCGTGTGGCTCCGACCGATCCGGGCGCGTGGCATTATCATGGCGAGATCTCGGACGAATGGGCCAAGGGCATGTGCGCGGAATACAAGGACCAAAAGACCGGATACTGGGTCTGCCCCAAGGGCAAGGCAAACCATGCGTGGGACGTGGCGCACTACTCGCTGATCGCGGCCGACATCCTCGGCATCAAGATGTGGGAGAAAGAGCCGACTCCGGCCCCAGCTCCACCGCCGTCGCAGTCCGTCAACCCTTATACCGGAGGCAGACAGATGTTCGGGAGACACCCATGAAGCAGGCGGCGAAACGGTTTGTCCTGATTGTTGAGATGGCGAGGACTGGCGTGATCTACGATAGCCGAGACGGGGCGGTCTGTCCGGGCTGTGGGGCTACCAGGCTGCGGGCGTACAAGGTCATGCCGCTAGATGGGGGGATGAGGGTCCGCTATCACAAGTGTTCGAATCCGGAGTGCGTCTTATGCGCCATTGGGGAAGGGATTAAGAGTCTGCAGGAAGGGTGATGCGCGGGCAGCGTGCCCGCTTTTTTTTATTCAAAGTGTGTCAAAATTTCCGCAAAATAGTGGTTAAAAAATGAAAAATAAAAAACAGAATCCAGAGCTTCGGATCAGCGTCAAGACGTCCGACGGCAAGGCCGTGAAGCTACGGCTTTACGATGCCACGCATTTCGGCGGGCCTGTCGGTCTATACCGTATCAAGGTCGACAGGGAGTGGATGCGGACCGAATCCGAGAAGTATTTGTTTTTGACGACGTTGGCAGCTCTGGAACTTGCGGTCAGGTCCGCAGGCCTAGGTCCGCAAGAGCAGCCAGCGCCTATGATCCGCCACCACGACAGGGTTCGTGTGCCTGTTCGAGATGAAGAGATCGGGCGGGAGTGGCAGGAAAAAGGCTTTGCAGCGAGCCCGCCCTTCCAGGGCGTTGACGGCAGGTGGCGGATGTTTGTGCTGGTGTCGGGAGGCGTGAAGGTGGTGCTTTGCGACGAACTGGAAAAGGCATAGCCAACTTACGATTTCGGGATTATCATTTGACGTAAGCGTGAGAAGACTATAGCCGGGCGCTATGAGCATGTTATTAACAACTAGGAGATTGTCATGACGCCATCTCCAGCTCCTGCAACACAGATCGATCAACTGATCTCAAGGGTAAACCAACTTGGCCAGCAATGTCCACATGACATGTTGGAACTTCGTCGTTGCGAACTGGAGGCAAAGAGGCTGTTCGAGCTCCCCGAATTTTCCGCAGACGCAGCCGCAATCCGTGGCATGTTGGCAGCCATACAAGACGACCTTACAGAACTGGTCAGGTGGCACGAATTAGCAATCCAGATTTCCGGCGGAAATCCCATAGCCTACGACCATTACGCTACATCTCTCCTGTATATCTACGAATATGAACGGGCGTTTACGGCTGCAAAGACCGCGTTCGAAAAGTCCGGTCAACGGAAGTCTCTCGACGCCATGATCATGTCCTGTTTGGCTCTTGGGGATGAGGACCAGGCGTCTGT